TTAAACGAGGATGGGGTGGTGGGGTTTGAAGACCTGCTGCAAGTCCTGTCCGACGTAGCCGCTGTCAAGTACCACCCGCAAACCAACAACGGGTTCAACGCTTTGCTCAAGGTCTTGTCAGAGTGGGGTGTGTGCGGTGGCTAAAATGGCAAACACTGGGGGCGGACTCAAACAATGGTTTGGTCAAAACAAAGGCAAAGGCTGGGTTGATTGCAAAACCGGCAAGCCTTGTGGCCGCAAGTCTGCAAAAGACAGCAAAAGGCCATACCCTGCTTGCAGGCCAACGATGTCTCAATGCACTGGTGCTAAGAAAAAGAAGACCGGCCCTGCAAGAATTAGTTGGAAGAGCGCAACCAAAAGCGCAGCAAAGAGGCGTAAATGATTAAAAAAGAAGGCCGCGAGTTTATTCTGTTTAGCAAAGACGGCAGCCGTCGTTTGGGTACGTTCAAGACCCGAGCAGAGGCAGAGGACAGAGAAAAGAAAATCCTTGCTGTTAAGAGCCTGAAGCGCAGCCAGTGAATCAAGAAACTAAATCAAGGATTGTTGCTGCCGGAAGATGGGAGCAGTACAACAACCTGAAATACAAGTTCATCAATGATGGCTTAGATAAAAAAGTTGCAGAGCAGAAGGCTTTGATGGAAGTGGAACGCCCGCACCCCGCAGGTGGCGACCCTTACAAGCGATTGGTGCTGGCTGTACCCGCCGGTCATTGCTCTGAGCGAGAAGCAGCACAGTTTGTGTTTGAACATGTGTCCGTTCCAGCAGCGGAGATCGAGCCGTCAGCCGTACCCAGCCGTGGTGCGGTTGGTTTGCTTAAGTGGGTGCAGACCTCGCCCAGCAACCAGACAGCGTTCTATGCAACCATCTGGATGAAGTTGATGCCAACCAAAAGTCAACTCGATGCGGAGGCTCGTTACTCCGATGATGGTATTAGGTCAATTGAATTACTCGACCGTCTGGAGCAAATGCTTGGCGACGAAGAGGAAGAAGTGCCGGATATGCGAGAAGACTCTGGGCTTGGCGAGATTCGACAAGAACCGGGGCACGTACCGTACGGAATGCAAAGCATGCCGAGCGATGGTGACGTTGAAACAGAAATACGGAGTGACACCTCTGCAATTTATGGAGATGTACGAGAATCAGGTGGGGTTAGACCCAATAACCCTGACTCCGCTTGAATTAGGCAAGATTTGCGTAGATCATTGCCACAAAACTGGTCGAGTTCGAGGTCTATTGTCCCGCTCAACCAACGCAGCCATAGGACAATTGATGGATTCGCAGCACGTGATGTACCGTGCTATGCAATACTTAAGCAATGACAGCCCTTTTGGGAAGAAAAGTACCGACTGACCCCGTAGAGAACGTCAAGTTCCGCAGGGAAATAGCCAAGATGGCCGCAGCCAGCCCAGAAGTGCAGGCAGATTTGTGGGCGTTGTGCAATCGAGACATCTTTTTCTACGTCAATACGTTCGGATACACGCTTGACCCGCGACTTGAGCCGTCAATCCGCCCATTTATTCTTTATCCGTTCCAGATCGAAGCAATTGCGGAGATGTGCGCCAGCATTGACAACGGATATGACTTAGGCATGGTGAAATCGCGGGACATGGGCGCATCTTGGCTAACTACTACCGTGTTTGCGTGGTACTGGCACTTCAAGCCCATGAAGTCTTTGCTATTGGTTAGCCGTAAAGAAGGCTTGGTGGACTCACCGGGCAACTCGGCCAGCCTGTTTAGCAAGATCGACTTCTTTCTGAAGTATTTGCCGGGTTGGCTAATGCCTAACTTCACCAGAACCAAGTTGAGGTTGACCAATGAAGACAATGGTTCCGCTATTACAGGCGAATCTACTACTGGCGACGTTGCTCGGGGCGACCGTAAGACTTGCATTGCCCTCGACGAGTTTGCCTCCGTGGAGAACTCGGAGGCTGTACTTGCAGCAACCGCCGACGCGACCAACTGTCGTTGGTTTGTAAGCACACCGAAGGGAACAGGCAACTCTTTCTACGACATTGTTCACTCAGGTCGAACCAAAGTGATGAAGTTTCACTGGACGCAAGACCCGCGTAAGAACATTGGCATGTACAAGGACGAGGACGGCAACCCAACAAGCCCGTGGTATGAGGGCGAGAAGAAGAGACGGACCCACCCCGTTGAAATCGCACAGGAACTGGACCTTGATTTCGGTGGCTCGGACTATTTGTACTTCCCGCCCGACCTAATAGACAGGTTAGAGCGTGGTTGCATACCGTCAACTAAGCGGGGCACGTTAGATTTTGACGAATTTAGCCAACCGTTTGGCTTTACAGAACTGGGTACAAGCGGTGATTTACGTATTTGGGGAGACAATCATCCCAATGACAAGACCTACTACGTAGTCGGTGTGGACGTTGCCACAGGCACAGGCTCAAGCAACAGTGTCGCAGTGGTTGCAACAGTAGAAGGCGAGAAGGTTGCAGAGTTTGTGACCTCGACTATGCGTCCCGACATCTTGGCTAAGAACGTGGCGGCTATCTGTCGTTACTTCAGGGGTCTGAGCGACACTGGGGCGTTCTTGGTATGGGAAGCCAATGGTCCGGGGCGTGTATTTGGTGACGCACTCAAGGATACTGGGTACGGGAACGTCTTCTACAGGACCAACGAGAAGTCAATCCGTCCCGGCTTCGGGTCCATTCCGGGTTGGTTTAGCACCAAGGAAGAGAAGATAGCCCTGCTGGGCCAGTACCGGAAAATGCTGGCAGACGGCGCGTTTGTTAACCTAAGCCGCGATGCAGTACGTGAGTGCCGAGAATACGTCTTCTCACAAGCGGGCGGCTTGGTACACGCCCGCTCCCGGTCGTCTATTGACCCTTCCGGGGCAAGGGACAACCACGGTGACAGGGTTATCGCAGATGCCTTGGCAGCCAAACTTTGCAAAAATAGCGCCAATCCGAAGATTGATGTAAGGGATGTTGCCAAGCCCGGAACTCTGGCGTACCGGAGGGTTCAGGCAGTGGACAAGAAACGCAAGGCTAGACAAGACTGGTGAGATACAACGACATCAATTACCAAGGGCTTCGCAAAGCCATCGAACACAGTCGCCGCAGACTCCAGCCCTACCGGGAAAAGCGGGTAGCGGCTGTACGTGAGTTTGTGGGGCGTAACTACTCTGACACTGGTTCTCGGGATCGGGTGCCCGTCAACATGCTGGAGTTGTTTATTTCTACCTATGCACGTCAGTTGGTGGCCAATCGGCCCCAAGTGCGTGTAACTCCTCGGGTTAAGCGTCTAGCGGCACCGGCGGATGAGATGGCGTTGGCAACCAACCACATCTTGAAGGAAATGGACATTGAAACAACGCTACGACTGGCAGTCATTGATGCCCTCTTCTCCATCGGTATTGTCAAAGTTGGTGTCACAGAGTCTAAACTCGAACCCATGCGTGGCTTTTTACATGAAGCAGGACAACCTTTTGCAGAATGTGTGGGCCTTGACGATTGGGTGCATGATATGTCCGCGCGCTCAATGGAAGAATGCGGTTACATGGGACACCGTTATCGGGTTCCGACTCGTATGCTTAGAGAATCCGACCTATTTTCCAACAATGCAGATGTCCCGTCTATAACCAAGTCTTTGTACAACGAAACCGGCGACACTCGTGCTGAAGCCATCGGGCAGAGCGACATTTACCACGGCGGGTTTGACGAAGAATACTCTGAGTTGTGGGAAATCTGGCTGCCTGACGTTAACCGTGTCGTCACGTTTGTTGCTGGCGAGAACGGAATGCCGCACAAGAAGGTGCGAGAAGTAGAGTGGGACGGACCCGCTGCTGGCCCGTATCACTTCTTGAAATTTACAGACGTGCCCGGCAACACCATGCCCCTGCCCCCAGTGGCAACTCTTATCGACATGCACGACCTAGCCAACCGCGTATTCCGCAAGTTGGGTCGGCAGGCTGAGCGTCAAAAAGACGTTGTTGGCTATCGCGGATCGGCAGAGCAAGACGCTAAGAACGTGCAGACCAGTGCAGACGGCGAAGTTATCCGCATGGATGACCCGCAGAACCTGAACACGTACAAGTTTGGCGGCATTGACGACAAGAACCTTGCCTTCTTGTTGCAAGTTAAGAACCTGTTTAACTATTACGGTGGCAACATCGACACCCTTGGCGGTCTTGGCCCGCAGTCTGGCACTGTCGGACAAGACAAGTTGATTGCAGAATCTGCGTCACGCCGTTTGGCTGACATGCAAGAGTCAACTAAAGGGTTTGCCAAAGATGTTTGTTCGGCAGTAGCCCACCACATCTTCCACGACGACACCAGCATTATTGAGTTGGAGAAGTCGGTGCCGAATACCGATATTAAAGTTCCGTTTGTCTATGACAAAGGACGCAAAGATGCAGATTTCTTCGACTTCAATTTCGAGATTGAGCCGCACAGCATGGCCTCCCAAACACCGGGCGAAAAGATGCAATCACTGCGGGAACTTGTCAATACTTTCATCGGTCCCCTACTGCCATCTCTGCAACAGCAAGGCATCTCAATCGACGGTCGAGAGATCATCAGACTTGC